CGGTTCTGTACTTCACTTTGAAGAAATACTCCTTCAATGTAATAATCCTTACCACCGTCTTTATTGCTTTCCTCAATGTATTTTACATCTTCTACTAATTCGGTGATAAGTTTCATGTTTAGTACGCTCCGTAACTACGAGCTTGGTTGTCACTCGGGAAATCTGTTGGCATTTCTTCGCCTTCTTCGGTTTCCTCTTCTTCGGTATCTTCTTCTGTTTCTTCATCGCCCTCTAGTTCTTCTTCAGTCTCATCTGCTTCAGAAAGGGTAAACATGGTCTTAGAAACATCTTGATACTCTTCTTCAAGACGAACAGATAATTTTTCAAGTAAAACTTGATTAACTATTTGACGAAAATCTACTGCGTTTTCGTTAACGATTGATTCGATCAGGGCTAGTTTGTCGGTCATTTTGTGAGTCCTTTTACTTTTTTAGCAAATTCCAAAGTTTGTTTAAAGTGCTGCTGATTCTCAAATAAATTTTTTGCCATAAGTTTTTGATTGTCTTGGCTGAGTTGGTCAAAAAGCATTTTAATTGGTTTAATATCATTTTCAGAAATATTTAGAATAGATGCATTTTTAAATTGCATTTTTATATTTTTTTGTGCTTCTGCGTGGGTAATAGTTTCTATCAATTGTTTAACATCATCATTGACATCCACAGTCTTATCCACTGGTTCTTTTACAATAGATTCAAAAATTTTGATAGATAAATTCTTACAAATTTCTTGTTTTCTGGTTTCTAATTCTTGCATGAGACCTTCAGCAAACAGGTCTTCATTTCCCTCTGAAAGTTCTCCAATAAGTTTTTGAATTCTTAGTGGGCTCATCATGTGGCGGCTGCTTCCTCTGGTGGGACTCCTGCTGCTTGTTGTTGTGCAGCAAGAACAGCTTGTTCAGCCTGTAGTTTCATGTTATCTTCTTGAATTTCCATATCCATAAGCTTAATCTGTTCATCTGTGAGACGTAAAACATGTTTCTTGATATAGCTACTTGAGATATATTTCCCAACATAACCTTCAGCTATAGAAACCATTTTTAATCGTTCAGATAGAATTTCAGCTTCTTTAAGATCCCAGAAATAATTGTCAGTATTAAATTCAAATTGGAAATAATACTTTACTGCATTCCAATCTTCTTCTGTCAATGTTCCAGTCAGTAATAGCTCAACACGTAATGTGTGTAAAAAGATTTGACTAAACTGATGTCTGAGACGCTCAATGAACTTATAGAATTTAAGTTCTTCTCTTGAAATCTCTGAGGACCGACCCATATTAAATCCGGTACTAGCCTCAAGTCTACTGGTTGGGACATTTAGTGCCGCGAACAGCTTCTTTTTGAAGTAGTCGACGTCTTCGATTTGCGACATGGCTTGTCCGCCTGGCAACACTTGAATTTCTGTTCCTTTGGAGCCTTCTCTACGGGGAATCCAATAATCTTCAAGAACTGATAGATAATTTTTATCATCTTTAATTTCTCCTGTACCTTGGTTGTATATAATTTTATTTCTAAACCGTGACATCATATCACGCAAATATTGTTCAGCTTTTTGTTTAGGTAACTGACCAACATCGACGTAAAATGCTCTACGCTCAGGTGCACGAGCAACACGATATACCATCAAGGCATCTTCAAGTTGTCGAAGCATGTTCACTGGACGAATTGCTTTGTGTAAATATCCAATCACACGTTTAGTGTTTAAATCAACCATTCCAGAGTGAACATATGAAATGGCATCTTTGGAAATTCTAATTCCTTGATGTGGAGTTGTGATATAAGAATCTTTATCTGTATTTGCATAGAGATAAAACTCTTCAATATTTTTAATTAAAGAAACAGTACCAGCAGCCACACTTGCTGCTTCTTTTTCTATGTTTTTAATTTTCTTAGTTTTTAACGGATCCAAAGGAATCAATTCTTTGATACCTTCTTTTGGATTCTTTTCGTCAATAATAATATAATAAAATAATTTACCATCAACATACCAACGTCTAAAAACTTCATATGCCTTAGCATTGAAATCTAACATCTTTAGAATGCGATCAAAACTATTATGAATTTTACGTTTTACTTGATCCGATAATGGAACAGTGGTAAGATCTAGTTTAATTGGTTTGCGGTCTGTACCCCACACAATAGATGCATTCACAATTTCATCAACAGCTGCATCTACCTCTGGGTAGAGAGACATGTTTCTGTATTGAACTATATTTGCGTTTTCATCTTTAAGTGTAGTAGAATAGTCAATGTATGTACCATATACACCACCGGCTTCTACTGCTACAGTACCGTCAAATTCTTCTGTAGCAACTAATCGCTTCGGTCCCGTCATTACATCTGGGAACTCTTCCGGGCGTTTCTTTCCAAATTCAAATCCAAAAAATTCTATAGCCATGTTGATCTTTCACAATATTTAGGTACAATTAAATCAAGTTTTATTTTATACATTAACCCGTAGTTGGTGTAGTGTCAGTAACACCACCAATTTCAATTTCATCGTATAACATGACAACTGAAAAAGTATTCAAAAAATTTCTATTTGTCATATTATGATCAATAGCACTAACGGTTTTTGGCCAACAACCATGCATGGTAAACGTTTTTATAATACTACCATTTAAATCTAAATGATTAATTTGCCAGGTTTGTTTATAATTAGTATACGATGGACCGTTTGTAGTAGTACTATTATTTACATGGTCATTAATTGTATTATGCCAATTTGAAAATTCTTTCCATAAATTGGTAATTGTACTACCTGAACCAGAAGCAACGGGACCATCTATATCATCATATACAGATATTTGCCAAGGAGCATATTGTCTATCACCAGGAATATGTAATTTTCTACCATAACCATGTAATTCTAATGTGATGTTTGTGATAGGTGGGATAAAAGTAGACCTTATGTGGAATGGTCTATCAATAGTTGTGGTGATATTAGCACCAACAGTTGATTTACCAATACCTCCGCTAATCAAAAATCGATTTGCGCGAGTACCTCCAGCAAATGCAGTTTTAAATGATGATATATTCATGGTGTTGTTGTGGTTGTAAGCCCTTTAGTAATTTCATAATAATCATAGGTAAACGTTACACTAAATGAAACTAAACTACCACCTTCACCCATATCTAAACCAATTTGACCTACTTCAGATGGCCATGCATGTTTTAAAATTATTGTTCTCATTGTAGTGTGTCCTGTAAACGTATCAGTACCACCACTACTAGGATCATTTAATTGATTAAAAGTAACATCACATAAATTTGAACTACCCCCAATTCCATAAGTTGTATCAGCAACAGTATTATTTACATGTGAACTTAATAAATTAGCCCATTGATGGAATGCTAACCAAGATGCATTGGTTCCCGTATCATCAATAATAGTAACAGTCCATGGTTTATAGTCTCGGTCACCAGCATAATGTGCTACACGCCCACGGTATGGTATCGAAATACTACCTAATTCTGCTTCTGGTAATTTTGATGCAGTTGCATGATAAATTGAAGTAGCCGGTTCAGCAACGACGCCGGTAGGCCAAACAATTTCAACATTAAATCTATTGGCTCGTGTTCCGCCTAAAAATCCACTTTTAAAATCTGAAATTTTTTGATTAGCCATTTAAAAACCTTTAGAATTAAGCGGAAGCACTAACTGTCAGCGTATAACCAAGAAGGCTTGAACTACCCAGTGGTGTTGTACCAAATGATGCTTGTATTGGATAGAATGTAATTGTTACAGTTATTAAAGTATTATCATTGGCAACTGGATTTACTACTACATCTGTTGCTGCAATCAATGAATTATTTAATCCAGTATTATTTGTAATTGCACTTTTAATATCAGTAACTATTGATGCGCGCGTAATGTCATCATTAACCCTGTTTGGGGGTGCTACATAACCATCTAAAATGTCTTGTGCAAGTTTCGTGATTACGCGTTTCATTGACGTAACACCAATTCTATCTTCTATTCCATTTTGTGCTGATGTTGCCCCAACTAAATCTGTAGATAAAATGTATCCATTAGTTCCTTGGACATAGTAATTAACACGTCTTTCTCGTAATGTATTAGCAATATCACTGGAACTAATAATTGTTGGTGTTATTGTATCAACATTTAAAACCTTAGAATTTACGCTACCAACAGAAGATTGGTAAATACTATTATTTGCTTTGGCTCTTTGTATTGAACCAGCTACATCTGCAACTAGAGGAATTTCTAATACAAGAGTTTTTGTTGCAGGATGTCCAAAGTTGTTACTGATAATTGTGCGTTTTTTCTTTCCAATTACACACATTAATCTATTAAGATATGGCTCTTCGATTAATGTATATGCAGTTAATCCAGCAGTATTAAAAACATTCTGGTATAACGATGGTAGACCGTCCAAACCAGGATAACGATAGACATCACTGAAAGTACCATTCAATGAGTTTTGTGCGATTGATATATCGGCACCAGACAACCCAGCATGAATAATATAAGCTGATTTTGTTGCTGTTCCTGAATTATCATCTAATGCACTGTTTACTAAATTATTTCGTTTAGTGATTTCTGTATAAATACTATTCAACCATTGTGCAGTAAGACCATGACAGAAATTAAATGTATTACCTAGCGCATAAGCATTTTCACTTCCACCATATACTAAACGTGAATTAGACGATGCGGATGTAATGCCTTGTCCGTCAATGTAAGTACTCATATCTAAAGTAATAAATGCATCGAGAGGAGTAATACCATTAGATAGTGAAGTAGGTTGAGAAAATGATGATAAGGGATTATAATTACCCCCAATAATTACTTTTGCACCATATGCAAGAGCTGTGAGTGCGGTATAAAACTCGATACCAGTTCTACTTAATTGATACTCTCTATTAATTGTATCAAGATTAGTAAAAGCTCCAGTGATTCCTTTTCCAATATAATCATATAACGATCCTGGTGTTGGTACAGCTTTTTGTGGTAATTCTGCTGTTAGTGTATTTCCGGTATACGATCCAGGAAAAAGTATATTATTTACAAAATTAAATGCGTTTACCGTAGATAACGTTGCTAAAGGAGCCTCTAGTTCACCAAAACTATCAACAGCTGCCCAGGAAGATCCAGGCATAAATTGACGTATAATATTATTAATATTATTATGAATATTATTTAAATGTCCTACAAATGCAGTTGGAGTATCAAATACAAATGCATCTGTACCTGTATCTTTTCCAGTTGAGTTCGATGCTGATATAAATTGTAATTTAACTTCAGGTACATTAGAAGATTCTGCAACTTTTAATATTCCATATAAACCAGAAGCAGTTAAACCTTTGTTTGCTGCTAATCCTCCTTGTGTAATAGCAAAATTTCCTGCAGAAAATGCTATTACAGCACGTTGAGTAATATTTGGTGGTGGCGTTTCATTTTCCCATTTTCCATTCCCTTTATCTAAAAAATCTGAAAAGGGGCTAACGGGTGTACCAACTGATGCTGCTTTGAATGCCATATTGATCCTCGTTACTATTTATATACTATTTTTTATGTCGGAAACCAAACAAAATTTCCATCTGACCAACCATCTTTTGTAACTTCATCTGGATCGCGTTCATCAGCACTCATCATAAACAATGTATTATCTTCTTCTGGATTTGTTTCATTTTGAGAATATTTATTCTTAGCAGTCTCAATTAAGTCAGCAAAATATTCTTGGCGGGTTAACCATGAATAAAACACTAAACACATAACTAAATCATCACTGTGGTTATCTTCAGCCCGAAAACTGTTTGCCTTTGATACAAACGACATCAGTTCTTTCATGATTCGTTCGTCATTTAAATAAATTTTATCCTCTTCGACTAACCGTTTAAGTACAGCACAACCAATTTTTTTGGTCTGAGTAGTTGTTCTGAGACCGAATTCAGCTCTACCACGAGCAAATCCTTGAGACAATACTTGACCCTTCATTCCTTTATTTTGAGTCATCAACAAATTTTCATAACTTAGATCGTTGTAAAGTATTGATGCAACCTGTCCACCGACATCATTTACCTCAATAAGAACATAAGCTTCATTATATTTTTCAGCTACCACTTTAATAGTGGTTGGGAAAGAGAACGGGCTGATGGTATTATTTTGAAAACTTGCAACAACTTTATATGGTGATTGACTTCCTTCGATGACAATAAAGGCAGAATAGTCTTGACCCTGTCCACGAGAAACGTCTGCCATGATAAAATAAATACCGTTTGGATCCGGTTGTTCAAAGATTCTTAAACCTTCTGGCGTTTGTTCAATAGGATCATTGGGAGCTAAAATGTTTAGCTTAGATGACGAAACAAGTGTGTTAGAAGATCCAATAAACGAACATTCAAATTCTTGGTTGAACTGTTCTGCACTGGTATTTGCAATGGTTTCTGTTTTCCATGCATCATCTCTATTTGGACCACCCGGATACAGAGGAACTTGTCTCCAGCTAATTTCTACTGGAACAAATTTATTCTTCAGTGGATGTCCTTCTGGGCGACATGCATTAATCCAAGTATTATGAAAATGATTCAATCCATGAGGAGTAGAAACAATTATAATTTTTGAGGTAGTACCTGCCGAAATGGTCGGATACGTAGATGCATAAAACTCTTCTGCAATATTTTGTGGCAGATATGCAAACTCATCTAATAATAGAAAATTATAAGAACCACCACGGATAGCTGAAGCCGAAGTAGCCGCACACATAACTGATGAACCATTTTCAAGGCTTAGTGAAGTTTTGTTCCACTCAAGCACTCCTTGTTGCAAATACTGTGGTAAATTTTCATAAGCTAACTGAAGTCTATTAAATAATTCAGTTGCAGTTTTTTGTTTGTTTGCGAGAATAGCAACTTTAACATCTGGATGAAAGTTTACATAATGGTTGATATATCCAAGTACGCAACTGGACTTACCACTCTGACGAGGAAACTTTGATACCACAAATCGATTATCGTGAATAGACTGAATAAACTTTTTTTGATAATCATATAAGACAAAGGGACTTAAACCTTTATCGAGTGTAACAATCTTAATATGATTTTCAATAAAGTGAATTGGGTCGCGAGCACACTTGACATATTCGTCAAATTGGTCTTTAGTATAATTGACATTTATACCAGGTGCTTTAAGATTCGGGTTTGACCGATATCCTGTTCTGGGTTGACTCATTTATTTCTGCCTCCACATACTCTTTTTCTTTTTTTAATAAGGCTTGGAGATCTTTGGTTGTACCAACAAATATTGAATTATTTGTATTATTTTTTACAGTAACTTTATTTGTTTCTGCAAATTTTGTAGATACGTCCATTAGATTTACGTTGATATCGGCTATTGTTTTAATCATCGTCGCAAGAACTTCATAGGCTCTTGGGTTATCAGATTCAATAGCAACTTTCATTATTCCTTCTAAACTAACTGCCCCACTAGAAATAAGATTTCTTAGATTCTGTCTGGCAAAATCGTAATCTTCACTTGCTGGTCCAGTAGCACCAGGTTTTACAATTTCTTGTTTG